CTCAACATTAACTGAGAGATAGAACACTTAGGTATGGTTTATTTAACATTTAATTAAATGGTTAGTTTTCCACACGTTATCCACAAGTTTTCCACAACCCTGTGGAAAAGTATTAGTGATACCAGTTGGAGCTACGTGCGGATGCCCTTCCTATCTTCTACCAATTTCAACTGTCTTTGCAGTTCATACTTCAATGATGATAGATGTCCTTCTAGGTACTGTTCATACTCATTACCCTCTATCAAATCACCTAGATGAAGTATATGTTCAAGTGCAAAGACTAATTTGGTTTGTTCATTTAACATCAGCAATCACACAAGTTAGGGTGTTCACCTGTATCACAATATAATTGATGTGCAGTTGGCATTACACCTTCACAAGTATATTCCATTGCTGTTCCTGGCATAGTAAATCCATCGGGCAATGCTATTCCTCCGTGATTAGTACATCCTACTAACAAGGGGGCTAGTAGTAGTAATTTAATCCTCGTCATCTTTCTCTTTAAATGATACGATGTTATCAGTGTCTAACCAACCCAGTAGTGTCCACAACCAAATTAGTGACACTACTAAGACGATTAATTCTACTACTGGTGTTGGTAACATTATAGTGCAGGGTAATCTTCGTTACGTACGAGTCCAGTCTTTGTTGTGTCAAAGTCTTTCATCAAACGTGCGACTTGTTTTCTATCTAGTCCAGCAAGTTGTTGACAATTTTCAAGGCAGCGATAGATACATTCTCTATCACTCATTGGAGGTGCTATCTCCCATCCTTGTTCATCATAATACTTCTTGCCTTTTGTGACTTGTGCCTCAACGTGGCTGTAATCTTTACTCATTGCATAATATCCATACCCATACTATTGCAAGTATGATAATAACTGCAATACGTATAGAACTAGGGCTTGTATCAATCAAGTTTACCTAAGTCATTATGTTGCTGTGGTTTAGGACGATGTGCTTTGAATTCATCGTGGTTCCCATCACCAGGCATTTTACCATAAGCGAGGTACTCGACTGCTTGTATACTACCTTCGAGGCGATCAAGATCCCTGTCTAGTTTCACATACTCTAGATGTGATTCTTCTAGTTCAACCTGACGCATTTCTAGTTGTGTTTGTCTCTTCGTGAAACGATTTAACAACTGTTCGTATGATTCAGTTTCCTTGGCCATTTGTGTTAGACTGTTGTAGTTGGATGAAAGATTCTATTTGTTGACCCATATATCGGTAGCCACTACCTACGTAGACCTGACCGCCGACGACCGCAACCGCACACACAGCCCAGAACCAGTAATACCATTGTGTTTTGAGTTGATGTATTTTCATCTGATTTATGTGTTCCCTGTTATTATACCATACGGGTGGATATGTGTAAACCTCGGTATAAATACTCGTTTACAAATGGTTAAGAACATAGTGAGTGACAGGGATCCAGGACATAAATAGTGGTAGAATGTGCGAGGTACAGAGATGAACCCTAACTCCTATATTATGGAGTATCATTCAATCAAGAGGTTAAACTTCTAATGTTAAATCACAATGTCATCAGTAGTAATCAATTAGCAGATTGGAAAGAAACAACTGAGTCTGTCTACGATGTAGACAATTACCTCAACAACTACTACGAGTGCATAATTGATGCAGGGGATGATACATATACTGCACGTAGATGCAGTAGGTTAATACAATAAGCATAGTCCAGTTAACATACCGATCCAAAGGCCCCTTCACAAGGGGTCTTTTTAATGCTATAATATACTATGTTCTTTGTATTCCAATTATGGGATGTAGAAACTGCGACAACGTATCAATGGAAGACTATGAGAATGCAATGTTTGCTCATATGATAACAGAACGACGTGGTAAGTGGTACGTTCGATGTGATAATGGTAAAATAGAGGAGTTCGCATCACATAATGATGCAAAAGAGTTTATCTTCAACGGTGGTGCACAATGACCAAAGGTATTATTAAACACAGAAGAGACTGTGATACATTCATTAGAGAATATCCTGGTCACGCACCAGATATATTTTGTGACTCGCTTATAAAGTATTGTAATGAGTTACGTGAAGGTAAACTCAGAAATGAAATGAGTATGAAGAATGAAGGTGTATCTGAAGATCAACGTAAAGACTTCTACTTCTTTCTAACTGAGGGTACATTACCTAACCTACGTAATACATTACTACAAGAGTGGTCTAAACTAGCATCAGAACAATACATCGAAGAGTTTCAACACATTGGTACATTTGATTATTGGTTATCAGTAGCCAAGATACAAATGACATTACCAGGCGAAGGATTTCATCGCTGGCACTTTGATAATGGTGGGTTCGTTAATTTCTCAAGACAGTTTGTGTTTATTACATACTTGAATGATGATTATGAAGGTGGTGAGACTGAGTTCTTAGATCAAGGTCTCAGAGTTACACCAGAGAAGGGCAAGACAATAATATTTCCAGCAGGATATACACACAGACACCGTGGCAATCCTCCCATTGGTGGTCCAAAGTATATTGCTACAACGTGGGCTAATGTATTACCACGTATTGCTGATTACGATGCTACTTGTATGGCTCACGAGTCTATTCAGCCACCAGAGCAAACAATAAACTATTGGAAAGCAAACTAAAAAAAGAGGACTATTTCTAGTCCTCTATAAATTTCCTTGGATTTGACATATTTTGTACGTATTCTATTACTTGATCTCGTATCTGTAACACATCATCAATACATTCTTGGTTATGTGCACAAGATCTAAGATGATGATCAGGTTTGAATAATGATTCAAGTAGTATGCTTTTGGCACGATCCCACTTCTCATATGATGTAAGTGGATGATCTAATGATTTCTGGTCTTTCATTCTGTGTTCAAGTTAATTAAAATGGTTGTCAGGTCAGGATACTTAACATATGCTGATTTCACTGCGGTAGATGGATCAACACAACTATGTACTATCTTAGTCCATTGTAGTTTATGATCTATCTTAGATAGTACATTTACTTCCCATTTCTTCTTCTTAGAGGGCATTAACAACCCTCCGAAGTATGTTCAAATTCCATCTCTCCATCATCATTATAGAACCAACACATCTCACCACCAAACTCATCAGTATTATCATCTTCCCTTACACTCTCACTACGATACGCATAATGTTTTGCCTGTTCAGTATGCACACTCGCTATCAATTCATTAACAGCTTCTAACTGTGTATGATGATAGTCTTGGAGTTCATAAAGTGCTTGCTTAACATCAGACATTAACTCAGATGGTCCTCCTTCAAGATACTGAGTTACAATATGATATAACTCTTTATATCTCTGTGTCGCACCATCCGTTGTCGATACGACTGGCAGCTCTTTCAAGCTTGGAGTAGAGATCACTACATTTGACTCCTGTATATTTCTCTGTTGAGAATTGTTGACTGGAGCTGAGGTGTTGGAGGGCATCGGACAATACGGATAGTTCTGATTTGTTAAGAAGCACTTTAAGAAGTCTCATTTAATTGTATCAACCACTATACTATAATTATACAGTGGAGGGGTGCTTACGCAGCCCCTTGAACAGGATTTGCTAACTGAGGGATAGTGTTGAAATCAGTCACTTCCCAACCGTAGTTAACACGATCGTTGACTTCATTCTTTAACTCAGTTTTGTTAAAGATCCTTTTGCTTACAGTACGTCCATTAAGGGACAATACCTCTAGCAAATAACGATAAGACACTTCACCAAATGGTAATCTTACAGGATAGAAATCTGCTTGCTGACCACTGTTGTTACGAAGTTGCATAATGTTTTGGGGTTTTCCCTTGACTACTCATATATTATAGCAAAAAAATACCCCCTAACAAGGGGGCTTGTGACAGTTTGTAATGTGGTCTATCTGAGTGCTTTTGCGTTCGATCTGATGTATGATGCACAGATATTATCACCTAGACGAGGATCTGCTGCTTGCTTAGCTCTTGATTTGAGCTTATTATACTTCTGTTCCAGTCTAGGACGTAGATAATCGTATACTTGTTGACCTTTAAGGTGCCACAACTCTACTATATCTCCGTGTTCATAGCGTGCATAGTAATGATCATCGTATTTCAAGAGCTTTTCTTCTCTTAAATACTCATCTTGCTCCTCCCACGTATCCTTAACACTAATGCCATTGTACGTAGCGTTGATGTTATCATTGATTGTTGACTTGTATTCTACTGGTTCACCCTGATCATATGCATCTGCACCACTATATGTGTCTGCTACATCGTGACCAAGTTCAATGGCCATATGTATTTCACGTGACCTAGCATAAGAGAATGGGTCACCCCATCCCTGATCTATACACACATCATACAATCCCTTGAAGCATTCTAGATACTTCTCACGTGCTTCTTCTGGTGTGTACTTAGTCATCTTCTACCTCTAATCCTTCTAGATCTTCTATCATTCTAGCAGGTACAGTGTGTAGTCCTCCTATGAGATAGTAATGGTCTTTGATACCTTCAACTGTTTCTTCTCCAAGATAGAACAGTTCATTAGCAGGGAAACTATGCTCCCTCAACATTGCTTGTAGTTGGAGGTGTATCAACTCTCCTCGTGATGGTACATTTAGTCCAGTCATTACGATAGATTAGTACATTTACTTGTGAGTAACCGTGTAATTTGTCGGGATCATCCCACTGCTTTACACATAGCGTGAAGTATTGTGGACACACAAAGGTGATGAATCCTTTATCATCACCGCAATCAACGTGGTCTCCAATGTTAAACTTCATAGGCATTAATGGCGTGATCTTTTATGTAGCAGGGTTGATTAGTCAACCATTTAGCATACTCAGGATCCTCAATAGCCATATCCATTTGAGTTTGATTATCAAAATAGTAAGCATCAATCCAACGCTTAGAGTATTCACTCATCACTTGTAAGCGATAGTCTCCCTTACCATTCTCTAATGTTCCGTTCTGTACGTAACGAAACCCATTTTGTTGTAGGATTACATCCATCATTGCTCCTCCCAGTAAATGCCGTGGATAGTGTTAAACTCTTCAATGTTCAGATAATCATCATCGTGGATGTCTGAACTGGATGTGCATAGAAACTCGTATGCAAAGTAGTCAGTACTGACACCTAGAGTGTCACAAGTCTCAAGATACTCTCCTGCTTGTGCATCTGTCATCTCACAGTGGTCAATGCAGAACTCTAGGTCTCGTAAAAGGTAATTTAATGCGGATTCCATTTGTAGAGGGTGTAGATTAGGACTATTGTGCAAATTAAAATGCACGAAAAAAGGACAATTAGTGTGTTCATCGGAGGTATAGGTAACCTCCTGCCCAGTCTGCACGTGCGTAACACTCTTCACGCTGCTTGATGATGCGTAAATCATATCTCACATACTTTGTGTGAGGTGATTTCCAAGATGCTGGCTTATAAACCTCACCAGTCTTCTTGTTAACAAATGCGTGGACACCAGAGTCACGATAGTTACCTGATCTTCTGTCAAACTCTTGATGAATGATCTTGTAGTACTTACGACCTTCCTCAGATCTAAAGCAATCAGGGTATCCCTTGAAGTCAGGATTAAAACCCATTCTATCGCAGTATGCAAGGTAATTAGCGTCAAGTGCCTTGATAAGGTCATTTACCCAACGCTCGACTGGTAATACTGTTGTGGTCATCAGTGCTCCGTTGTGTATGATACTATTATAATGGATGGAGTGACCAATTCAACCAGTACTGTGACAGTTTGAGAACTGGACAGTAAATCCACGGTTGACCTTGCTTGGCATAGCATTAAATGCTATAGTGTAACGAATTGTATCATTTTCATTTGGTGTAATAATATGCTGTAGATCTGAAGGGAAAATGACCATACTACCATCTCTAGCAGGATATGGATGTGCCATATTAATATCCTCAGTCATTTTCAGTGCTTGTGTATGATAACTATGCTCCTTCACAAACTGCATCTCTTGAGTACATCCTGAAAGAAATACTACTCCACTAAACAGAGACCACGGATGTCTATGAAGAGTATTAAACTCTCCTTGCTTGTACCTATTAATCCAACAGGTAGTAATTGTCATATCCTCCACGTAACTACCGTGGATACCCTTATTGATCTCATTCATTTGCTGCTCTGCCCACTCAACAAATCCAGTGGACATAACTTCACTAGTTAAATGATATGCCTTTGCTCCACCACTATACTGCTCTGTATACCCATCCCTATCAAAATCTATGGAGGGTATCATATTCATTAGAGCAGAGTATATCTGAGGTGGTAGATCCTCCTCAAATATAACTGTTGGTAGTATGCCTATGGCCTTCATTCTGTTACCTTAAGGTAAACTCCAATCGTTGCTGCAAATGCAACATAAGACCAGAATAAAATGTATACTATCACACTACACCCCACTCATTCTTATCAACAGAGTGATTACAGTTTAAGCAAGTTAATGCACTCCAACTAAAATGAAATACTCTTGCTTTGTTATCACATTCAGGGCAGACTATGGTCTTCCCAGTTCTACCTGCTCTGGTATAACGATTAACGTTGTTCATCTTGTTACCCTCTCGTGTTGGATAGGATCACCTGCGGTCATCTTCCAAATCATTTGATCACCCTCTCGTGAGAGTAATTGTTTACAAATGCGGAATGCTGTGTTAATGTCTGCACAGTAAACCACGCTGTCTGGGTCAAATGTTGCCCAGTTTGCTGGTTGAACTGCAAATGCTCTAGGGTCTGTCATTGTACCTCGTTGTTATAATAGTATTATAGCATTAAAAAACCCCCTGTGAAGGGGGTTGTATGACACTTATTGAACTGCCACACGATCTGGAACTTTGAATCCAGCATTCTGTACAATGTTCACTACAAATGCCTCAAGAAATATGAGGGGAATTACCACAAAGTCAAAACCACGTAATTTCGTGATGTCTGGTCGTGATACCTCAGTTGGTTGTGTGGGTGTTGCCTCAGTCACCTTTGTTGCCTCTGCTACTGTAGTATTTAATACAGTTGGTGTTTGTGTTTTAGTTGCTGCTGTTGCAGGCTTCTTAGCAGTGGACTTACGTGTGCGGCGACGAGTTGAGGATGTGGTCAAGTGCGAAACTTGCGAACTGAACCTATTATAATGTATTTCAGTTGCTTGTCAGCATACCTTGTGACAGTTATTCTTCTGACACAACCAATTTATTCAGTATACTATCTGCGTGTGCCTTCTGAAGGTTCTGAAATTGCTCTCTTTTCACGTGGTCACTACAGTTATTATATTTCTCTGCTGTCATAACCTCGGCAAACATATGCTTGTAGGTTCGTAACAATTCTTTAAGATACCCACGTTCATCTCTTGTCAAGGACACATCAGATGAATCTATAACGTGAACAGGTGGTGTGTTTAAGGCAGGTGATGAATGTGCTCCCATAGTATTGTACAGTGTTGTGTTGATCCTAACACATATTTATCGGTACCAACCTCAATTTTATATTATCTTAAGACTGTTTGAATTGAATCATTGACTTTGTACTAGTTGTGAAACTGCCCACTAGAGTAATATCATCACCAGCAGTCTTGTTAGAATATGCTCCACAGTCTGCTACAACAGTATCAGCAGTCCACCAGAATCGTGTACCATCACGGTAACTACTGCTAGTAGCAACACTCATCTCAGTAGAGAACAGTGCTTTACCTTGAATAGTCATAGTTACATCAGGCTTAGCCCAAGTAACAGCGTGTGATCCTGCTGTGACTGTACTAACTGAACTCTTCAGTGACATATCCATAGGTATCTTGGCAGTCAATAAGTTACGATCATTAGGTGTACCAGAATCAGCACACACAGAAGAGATCATTATTGTACCATATTCAGGTCCATTGATACACAAACCAGCTGGTTCAGTAGTACCAGAGGTACTGAGTTTAGCAATTGCTGTTGCATTAGCACCATCGGGTGACTTATTCTCGAAGTAACTATTACCACCATCAGCATTTTGAACTGTAAGGTTAGTAGATGTTATCTCTGCAATATATGTGTCTAGTTGAGAGAATTGATTAGTAACAGATGTTAGAACATACAGTCTATCATTCCAAGATTGCTTATTCTGGAATCTAAGACCAGGATTATTACCTATGTTACTAGAACCAGTATAAGTATAGTCTTCTAGTTCAGCAATACTCTTAGTTACTCCTGGTTGTTCAACGAATCCCCAACGTAAATCCTTAACTACATCAGCACCTTGTAGATTGTTAAGTACAAAACTAGTTACAGACCAAGGATGATTCTGATAGTTTGAATAGTTTGTTGATCCATCCTGTTCAGTATTACATATCAATACTACACCATTAGTCTTGCTTGATTGTGTTTCTTGTCCACCAACTGCAAATTTATATCCCCAAGGACTAGGACTAGTATTCTGTGTAGCATCTAGACCATCTTGGAATCGGAATGTATTTAACTGAAGGTCATCACCGATAACATATCCTGAACTGTCACTCCCTGTGGTAACATTAGGAGTAGAGCCAGAATATTCAATAATACCATACATACCACGAGTTGTAGTTCCTGTTGTATCATAGAGTGATCCTGCATATCCTACAAATAGTTTATTACTACCATTACTATCATACTGCATCACATCAATACCAAATACACCATCTATTTGGTTATTGGATACAGCAGCACCTACTTCAAAAGATGTACTAGCAACTGATGTACTAGGTAATGTAACTGCTCCGCTACCAGCAACTGATAGAGGTATACAACTAACACTTCCGTGTTGTGTTGGTATAGATGAGTTAACTGATGTATAATGACCACCAACAAATAGTTTAGCAGTGTTAGAACTATCCAATGTCACTGCACAACAATGAATCTGATAGTTATCAGCAGCATCAACTAGTGATGTATTATCATTATTAACTACTCTATGATCCCATTGATATGTTAAATCCTTATCATAACAAACAATATATCCTGCACCATAAGCATTTGAATTATCAGTATCAGCAGTCCATCCAACTGTGTAGATATTTCCTACTTCATCAACACATACATCCTTAGGATAAGTATTAAATCCAGTATCATATACTCTACTCTCAACACCACCAGTAGGTCCGTGACGTGTTAGTATCTGTTTACGGATTGTAGTACCATCATAATACTGCGATACAGTAACTATTCCATTAGGATGTTCGTGCTTTTTAATTCTGGATGTTGCTGGTACACCATCATCACCTGTTAATTTAGTATATGTTGCAACATCAAAGTCAGTTTGTGCATTGTCAGTACTAACAAGCTTGTCAACATATAAATTGCAAGGGGCAGATGCTTTTGGTTCTATTTGTCTCGTACTTCCAGTAGTTTCTTCCATTGTTTGCATAAAGACGCTACTAGAACTACGTCTCTCTGCTCTATCCCACACTCTATTCTGTGTTACATCCAACTGCAATTGAGTGGTAGGTGCATCCCATAGGTATCTACCATCATATGTACCAGAATCCAGAGTTACTAGTCTAGCAGGACTAATACCAGTTGTAGTTTGATATCCTGTAGTTATAGTTTGTTGATCAACATTAGTAGGTTGAGGTTTAGTAGCATTACTACCATTAGTATTCCATAATGTACAACATCTTAGTACCTTATATGTCTCAAGTCTTTGAGCATATGTTATACCAACATCATACATTACTTCTTCCCAACATCTAACTAATGTTGCAGGAGTATAAGTTAATCTTCTTAATCTTGTGATGCCAGTTCCATTAGGTGGCTGTTGATCTTTAACAACAATTGGTCCTATTAAATCACCATTATGAGGTAATTTTAATAAAATATTATCAATATAATGGCCAGATGATCCAACATTACTATCACTAACGTGACGTGCAGTTATTATCATATTGTTGAAGGCATCAAAGTTGATTCTATCTAACAATACACCACCATTATCTTCTGCTTGATAATAATATGGTGGGAACTCATTTGAATTATTTGTTTCGTATTCAGATATATTATCTACTAAACTTCTCACTTCTCTGATATAATCTATACTACCATCGAAATTAATCTTTGCAACGAATCCAACGTAAGTATTTTTATTACGATATGGTGCAGATGTAGGAATCCCTTCACTTTGATAAACTACATTTCCAACATAATATATTCCATTGGTAAATACAACACTATCAGAAACTGAAATTTCTGGTTGCCCTACAGTTCTCCAAGCCCCAGTCAATCCACCATTCTGATTGTCATTGGCTGCATCTCTAATTCCTCCGTGTGGTATGGCAAAGAATGAGCGAACCCATTCCATTCCACCAACACTCTTATTAACCTTATGTAATTGTACAAAGTTAGCATACCTAGCTGTAGATGAATAATGACCATCATTGGATCTGTAAGAAGTACCACCACCAAATATATAATTGTCGGGTGGTTGTAATCCAGCAGTAGTTACATACTCATATTGTACACCAGCAGACTCTTCCTTCTGTACATTACACACCTTAGGTGGTGATACTTTAGTGTTATCACCATACTGTATAAGATCAAAGTCAGTAGTAGTGAAATCATACCTTAAGTATGCACCAGTATTTTCAGTGTCATAGTTAGCATTCGTACCTGTATCACAGAACTTATAATATGAACTGCTACTAGCAACTCCACTTGCACTACCAGCCACATTATACATACGTCTCTCGTATGTGGTACTAGTCCAAGGTATTAATAGTTTACCACTACTATCAAATGTTATCTTAGCATTTTGTTGCCATCCACCAGGATATACTAACTCTCTAGCACTGATTGAGACACCAGTATAAGGTATCTTAAGTATGTGCATCGTACTTCTAGTCAATGACAAGTCAGTACCAGTAGCATTAGCAGCAACTAAGATATAAAAATGAAAGTTAGAATCATCCATCAATATATTTGATGTTGACTGTTGTCTACCACCAAAATGAGGACCATCTAATGAATATACATCTTGTGCTCTTTGAGCAGTTGTATCTACACCAAGAGTAGCATACGTCTGACTCGTATCACGAAGTGATGTTGCGTGGTTAGCACCTGAGTTTGCACCATAACCTCTACCAGGATGTCCTACTGTTCTAATTAATTGTAGATCTGGTGCACCCAATAATCCTGGATCACTTTGATCTGAATTACCACCACTCCTATTAAAGAATACATTACTATGTGTAAATGTTCCACTATTACTTTGCTGTACCTTATTCAATGCAGCAGGATAGGTAGATGCATTAGAACTCACATAAGTATTCTCCCAACTTCTACTACCAGATGCATTAAACTTTATAAAACGATACTGTGTATCATTGGTAGTATCATTCCAAGCAGCAGTAGTATCATCTGTTCTCTTACCATTGTAATTATTTGCACCACTAAGATCGTTTGTCTCCATCACACAGATAAAGACACTATTATCTGATTGATTACATCCTATTGCACAAGGATATACATTCTTGTTAGATGATATAGTATATTGCCAAGATACACCACCAATGGCACCAAACTTAACAATGACAGCATTATATAATCCTGTTAAAGCATTTCTCTCTCCATTAAGAGCGTAAAC